GGAATAGCCGCTGGAACCCGCCGTGCTGTAATCGCCGCTGGAACCCGCCGTGCTGGAATAGCCGCTGGAACCCGCCGTGCTGGAATAGCCGCTGGAACCCGCCGTGCTGTAATCGCCGCTGGAACCCGCCGTGCTGTAATTGCCGCTGGAACCCGCCGTGCTGGAATCGCCGCTGGAACCCGCCGTGCTGGAATAGCCGCTGGAACCCGCCGTGCTGTAATTGCCGCTGGAACCCGCCGTGCTGTAATTGCCGCTGGAAAAAGGTTCTTTGCCCTTCGCCCGATTAAAAACGGCATTCACCGTAGCTTTTACCAGCCCTGCAAAATTCACCTCACCTTTCACTGTCAGCTCAGTGCAGGCCAGCTTACTGTCCTCTCCGCTTTTATCCACGTTCCCGCCGCACTCGACCTCAAAAAAGCGCGGGCCATCCTTCAACGGGTAGTAGTGCAACACATCCAGCGGGTTCTCGCAGGCGTGCATTCCGGCATTGCAACAGTCCGCCTTGTCCTCATGGTAGGTCTTGCCCACCTCATACTGCTTGCCACGGCACTGCATATTTTTGTTCATGGCCTTGTAGGCGATGATCTTCTCACTCATGGGTGTCCTCCTTTCTATCAATGTCGCAGCACAACATTGGACGAATGAACCAGATAGGTCACGCCGTCAATCTTCACTTGCAGCTGGTCGCCCTCGTAATCGTCCCAACTGTTCAATTTCCCCTCGACAATCGTTCCGTCTGGCATTTTCAGCTGCGCCCAGTTGTATTCATAGGTCAAGTCAATAACCTGCTTATTGCATCCGGCCATCAGCAAAGCGCTTGCCAATACGGACGCTACACCAACAATAATTTTTTTCATGCTCGTTTCTCCTTTTAATAAAATGTTTAATAAAATGCCTTCTCTTTGCTTTGCCGTCGCTACGCCTGACCGCTCTTTGCCATGCCATCGCTGCGCAACTCTCGGCATTTCTTCTCTCTTCCATGCCAATGCATCCGAAGCAAAGCCTTGCCGCAGCGAATCGTTACGGTGCACCACTTTTCCTTCGCAAATCACATCAGCGCTTTTCTCTGCCATTCCTTCGCCTTGCCTGTCTGTGCTTCTCAGTGCCGCTGCGATGCGGTAGGTCGCAACACGCTGCCACTGCACAGCAGTTCACCTCATAGCCTTTGCTTTGCACCGCCGTGCCTTGCCTTTGCCAAGCATCGCTGCGCAAAGCCATCGCACGGCCAATCTAACTCAGCCTTGCCATTGCTGGGCTTATCGGTGCATTTCCTTCGCCAGTCAAGTCCTTGCGGTGCAATGCCCTTGCTCTCAGGCCTTCACCTCATAGGCGGTGTAGGTAAAGCGGCCCTTTCCGCTGTTGCGCCACTGGCCGATGCCGCGCAGAATGCCATAATCCAGCCACTCACGCACAACCTTTTCGTGGCTGTCGTCAAGGAGGGTCACGTCAAACTCGCAGGTGCTGCCCGCCGGGATTTCCTCACTGTTGGCAAGGCTCACGCGCTCGCCCTGTGCGGTCTGGGCGCGCAGCGGGCGCTGGCAGTCGGTAATCTCACCATTCACGTGAATGGGAATCATGCGGGGCTGAACGAAGATCAGGCCGTCAATGACCTTCTTGTAAGCGGTCAGCTTGCCGCTTTCGTTCACGGCCTTCTTCTTGCCGGTCTCGGTCTTGCCGCCGATGCGGGAAAGCATGCCGCAAGCATCCTTAAGCATGCCTTTGATCTGGTAATCGTAAAAAATAGGATTACCGTCCGGGTCACGCGGGAAAACGGTCATGCCCTTGTCGGCTACCGCATCAGGGCCAAGAGCCGCCACTTCATCCTCGATGGTTGCAGCATCCGGCGACTTGCTGGCGATGAACTCGCGGGCCACATTGGGATTTGCGGGCCAGGTGCCAAGCACCGGCTCAATAAACGTAGCTTTCACATGCAGTTTTTTCATAATAGTAACCTCCAAAATATATTGCTTACGCCACCCCGTCCTGGTTATGCTGCCGGGCGGCAAGTTCCATCTGCTCCACGCTCTGCCTGCGCTCTACGCTGGGCAGCATTCCCACGGCCTTGAGCTGCTCATAAATGAACCGCTGACCCGCTTCCGTCCATACGGTGGTGTTCTTGGTGTCCCACTCGCCGGTGCTCTTGTGCTGGAACGGCGTGGATTTGCGGTTTTTGGTGTAGCCCTTGCCGCAATACTTGGCGTATAGCACCCACTGGCCGTCGCTGGTCTTGTACTGGATCTTCAGGCCGTGAAGGATGCTGTTGAGCTTCTCGGCGCTCAGGCCGTAATCCTTGGCAAGGCTGGTAGTGGTGCGGCAGTTCTTGCCCACGCACACCGCCCGGGCATACTCTGCATCCGGCTTCAGGTCGTTGTTCTCGGCCAGAAGCTGGCGGTTGGCGGCCTTGAGCTGGTCGTTCTGCTTCTGGGCGATCAGCACCGCACGTCGCATAACCGCTTCCGGGCTGTTCCACTGCGCCTCCACGGCCAAGAAATATTGCCGCGCCTGCTTGCCTCGTTCGTTGCGCTGGATCATGCACAGCTCTTTGGCCATTTGGATGGTAAGCTGGTGGTCGGTGCTGCGTCCACCGTTTACTAAATTTTTAGTAAGCGACACATAATCGACATTTTCGGCAAATCCGTAGGCGGTCATGTTGTTAAACCAGTCATTATATCTGGATTTGATGCCAAGAAACTCGTGCAGCTCCCGGCCGCTCACCGTGGGGCGCTCCGGGTTGTCGTAGCTAATAGGGATGAGATTGCTTAATTCGCTCATGCCGTTTTGTCCTCCTTTTCCTTAATGATCTCGCTGACGGCAGTTTCCATCTTTTCCCGAATGCCGGGAGGGTTGCGCTTGCTGTTCAAAATCAGTGAACAGTAGCTTCTCGAAAATCCAAGATGCTTTGCTACGTCGTCTACTGTAATCTGGTTGTTGTGCATCCGGCCTACTAAACGGCCTGTCCATTTTTCAGGCACTTTCACACCTCCTTTAAAACGTAAGTTGAAACATAATTGACAACGGCGCACCGATTTGCTATACTGTTCAAGGCTCCTAGTTAAACTGATTCAAAAGGAAGGTGATTTCATTGACCCAACTTTTGAGCCAGCCAGTTCCAGACACGAGCAAGTGCGTGAAGCGCTAGGGCTTACAAGGCGGTGCCGACCCGCCAAAGGAAGCGGCGTACCCATAGCCCTGCAAGTTGTTTTTGCAGCCCAGGCGTTACTTTTACGCCGCGCATGGCGCAAAAGACGTGCAAACGCGCATGTTTGCATTACCGCCGGGGTGCAAGTGCGTTCTGGTGACAAATCGGTGAAAAGTCTGTCTGTGAAACAACCGCAGGCAGATTTTTTCTTATCGCCGTGTCAAATACCAGTTGAAAAAGTTTACAAAGTGTGTTACTATGTAGTTGCAGAATACAAGTAAAAACAGCTTAGGCGGGTTCCCGCCGGGGCTTTGTGTTTTGTTAACTATTTCAACTGACAAGAGCATTATACAGCTAGCAAAGTTAGTTGTCAACATTTTTTACTAACTTTGCTAGCTTTCGTGGATATGCACAGAAACGGAGTGCTGTTATGAGCATTTTTTACGAAAACTATTTGAAGCTGTGTGCTGCTCGACAAGAATCTCCAACTGCCGTGTCGAAAAAAATAGGTCTTTCCAATGCGGCAGCAACTGGATGGAAAAAAGGAAAGAAGCCCTCAGAAGTGACGTTAGAAAAGTTAGCTGTCTATTTTGGCGTTGCACGGGAGGACTTGACCGGCGAAGAGCAAAAAGAAAAGCTCAATACCTTAGATGGCATTGAGCTTGAAAAATTGTCACCAGCCCGCCGGGCTCTGCTGGAAGCGCTGGATGGCATGGACGACGAAAACATTATGAAAATTGTTCGGATTGCTCAGGCAGTTAAAAAGGAGCTTCCGGAGTGAGTATAATACATCTTAATAGAAAAGAGCTCAAACTGCTGAAAGCCCTCGATCGGGAATATCCCGGTGGCGTTGAACGGACAAAAGAACTGTTTCAAGACGCTACGGCGCTTGAAGAACTTGGCTTTGCAGAATCTTCTACAACAGGGTTTATGCAGTCCGGATTGCGAATCACAGAAGCCGGAAAGCAATTTTTGCGAGAACGCAACGCAAACAAGTTTTCCTCGCTGATGAAAATAGCAGGCGGCATCGTCACTTTGCTCCTGATTCCGGTGCTTGTAAATCTGATTTCTGATTATGTATTACCGGTACTTTTCAAATAGGAACCACTCGGCCGCCCAGACAAAGCGATAGAAAATATCGTAAACGAAGAAGCGCCGGATCCGGTGCTGGTTTTTGGGCTTGTACCATTTTCCGTCCTTGTCTTGCTTCAAAATGTTCAGTTTACAAAACAGCATAGAACCTCCGTATCACTTCCTGAAGTTGATTTTCGGACAATGAGAGAATCTCGCTGACGGCAAGACGCACAAGCTTGTCGTGCGATTCTTTTTCTTCCATTGTATCACATTTTGCAAACTTTGTGCTAGTTTCTTGCACTTTATTTTCCCCCTTTGGCATTTTCATTGATAACTTAGCTTTTTCGGCAGCTGGTCGGCTGCCTATTTTTGTATGTGTGAGGTGCTTATTATGGCAAATATCTGTCCTGTCTGCGGCGGCAAGCTGGGCCTTCTGAACCGTGAGAAAAGCGCGGACGGCTTGATTTGCGCCAGCTGTAGCAACTTTTTCTTTTCAAAATTGGGCATCCGGGCAGCAAAGCAACCGACAGTTGCCCTTGCGGACTACTGGGCTACACTGGAACAGCGTCGGAAGGTGTTCAAAGAAACCGATTCCATCTATGATGGTGACGCACTCTTTGTGTCGATTGACAAACCAAACCGGCTGTTTTGCATTGGACACCGCAGTGGTGATAAAGGCCCTCGCCTGATCTACAGCTTTGATGAAGTCGCCGGTTATGAATCTGACGCGCCTGACGATCTGACGGTGACAGAGACAAAGGGTGGTATTGGCCGTGCCGTGATTGGTGCAGCCGTTGCCGGGCCTGTGGGTGCGATCGTGGGCGCTACCACCGCTAAAACAGAGACCCGCAAGGGTCGCAGTAAAGAGAACGTGTCTATCCACTTTGCGCTTCCACTAGGTGAAAGCAACTTGCCGACAACGGTTTATCCAGGCGGAATGACTGCGTTTCTCAAGAGTTGCAAAGGCTCTCCAGAACAGCCGTGGGGCACCGCTCCGGCTGCCCCCAGCTCCGCCGATGAACTTTTGAAGTTTAAGCAGCTACTGGATATGGGGGCCATCACGGAAGCGGAGTACAACGCAAAGAAATCTCAGTTGCTTGGCCTGTAAACCTGTTCACAACCATATTATAAAACAGCTGGTTGTTGACATCAATCCCCATTCGAGCACTGTTTTCGGTGGAAAAATCCACAGAAAAATGAGCATTTGCAAGATACGCGCGACATGCACGAGCAATGTGCAAAATATGCACGTTGCTATTCGCGGTTGCAAGGCTGCTGCAAATTTTGCAGCAAGTCAGCGGCCAGCGCCCCGCCGGGCGTACCGGCTGCATTACGCAGGGCTTGCACCTCCGGCAGGGCCTTATCTTGAATGTAAGCGCGAGCAAGGCGCTGCTGCTCCGGGGTCATATCCAAATAGCAGGCCAGCAGGGCACGGGCATGGGTGCGAAAGTGTGACAGCTTTTTCATAACTTATTCCTCCCAGGGTGCAGGGGTGCGTTCGGTGCCGGTCAGGATGCTGGCGGGCATTCCGTCGATGATGGTCGTTTCGGTTTCTTTACCGTTTCTTTGCTCAAAATCCATTTTGTTTTCCCCTTTCTTTTGTGCATATTTATGTCTTATGTTCCAAATTCTACCATGCGCCGTTGGAAAACAAAATACGGATATTTTTTGTCGAATGGCGCAGAAAAAATCTGCGCCATTTTCTGTTAAAAACACGTTGGTTTTACGGGGGTGAAAGTATGAGTTATTTTACGGCAACCCAGATCGGGAAAGCGCTTGCAAAGGCCCGGGTATCTGCCGGCCTGAGCCAAGTGGAGATCGCAAGACGCATCGAAAAGGGTGAGCGGACGGTGCAGAGCTGGGAAAAAGGCTGCACCAGCCCGGACAGCGACGAGATCATGGATTGGTGTACGGCCTGCGGGGCATCCCCCATCGCCGTGTTTATGGAGATGATCCACCCGGAGCTGTACGCGACACCCGATGACGGAAAGACCGACACAGAGCTGGACGCAAAGCTGTGCCGCTTTGTGGTAAACTTGCCACCGCTGACGAAACGACTGCTTCTTTTCGTGCTGAAGGGCAACCATGGCAGCAGCCCGTCCGCTGTGATTTCCGAGGTAGCCGCCAACCTGCACTGCCCACTCAACAACCGGGTCAGCGTGTGCGGAATCATCATCAACCAATACAACTTTGCCCAGAACATGGGATTAGACCCCTGCCCGGACGACCCACAGCCGCCAATAGACGATTTGAAGGTAAATTACAAGGCCGGGCGTGAAGCTTCGGAAAAAGGCGCGCAGGGTTACATCGGGCGAAAAAAGGAGTAAGCTATGAAGTGCATAAGACCATGTTGCCGGAAGGAGATCCCGGATGGCGCTTCTTTTTGTCCGTGGTGCGGGAAGAAACAGCCGGAAGCCGCCCCGCAGCAAAGAAAAAAGCGCCGCCGTCCAAAGGGCAGCGGCAGCGTGTATAAACTGAGTGGGACGCGGGCAAGACCGTATGTTGCACTCACAGCCCGCAGAGATGTTCTGGGCACGTTTGAAACGGCAGGCGAAGCAGTACAAGCGCTGGACGCTTACAACGCCCAGAACACCCCCGCAGCGCGTCTGAAATGCACCTTTGCGGATGCCTATGTCCAATGGAAAGCGCAGCCCAAATTTGACAAGCTTAGCACGGACATGCAAAAGGGGTACGAGCTGGCCTATGCAAAGGCTGCGCCGCTATACGACCGACAATTGCGGGACTTAAAAGCGGCAGATTATCAACAGGTCATTGACGCAATGGTGGAAAAAGGGCTCTCCCGCAGCTCCTGCGAAAAGCAGCGCACGCTTTTCAGCCAGATCTGCGAGTGGGCAATGGCGCAGGACATCATAAACAAAAATTACGCCATGCTGCTGCAGCTCCCGGCGGCTACAGGAAAAGCGGAGCGCACTCTGACTGCAGCCGAGATAGAGCAGATCAGCATCTACCAGAATGACCCAAAATTCGGGCAGACGGCTCAGATCGCCATGGTTTTGCTGTACACCGGTATGCGCATTGATGAACTGCTCTCTATGCGCTGTGAGGACGTTCATCTGAAGGAGCACTATATGCAGGGCGGCGAAAAGACCGAGGCGGGCAAAAACCGCATTATCCCGATTCTTGAACCGATTTACAAGACGGTAGCTTTTTGGATGCTGAACAGCGGGTGCGAATGGCTGATACCATCCAAGGCCGGCACAAAGCTGGACAAACGCAATGTGGCTACAAAATTCCGTGCCCTGATGCAGGAATGCCATATAGAGGGGGTGCACCCGCATACTCTGCGTCATACGGCCAGCAGTAAAATGGTGGAGTGCGGTCTGGAAAAAACCGCTGTGCAGGCAATCCTCGGTCACAAGAATTTCTCCACAACGGCAAACAAGTACGTGTCACACAACGACCCGACATATTTGTTGCGGGAAATGCAGAAGATGAAGTACTGACTTGTTAGATTGTTTGTTAGATTATCACACGTTTTCAGGTGTTTTTGCACGGTTTCAACAAAAAGAAAAGCGTATAGGCGACTTGTTTTTATTGCCTGTACGCTTATTTTTGGAGCTGGTGACAGGAGTTGAACCTGCAACCCACTGATTACAAATCAAATTTATTTAGCGTTTTAATGTGAATAATTATCAATTTGTTAGCTTTCTGCTAGATTATGCACCCCGTGCCAAAACGCTGAAGCTTATGTAAAAATAGCACATTCTATGTCTTTTTACAAGTCGCTTATCTTCCGCATCACTAGCTCATACTCTTTCGGGTACGCCAGCTTTATTGCCTTCATGTGTTCGTCGAGCACCTGCATCAGACCGCCGAAAGGAACAGAGCTGGCAGCCGTCACAAAGTCGCTTTGCGGTTCCGTTGCCGTGGAGTACGCCGCCCGGTAATCCGTGGGCGGCAATGCCTGGGTCTGCGTTTTACGTGCCTGCTTTTCTTCCAGCTCGTCCCGCACAGTGCAGAGGGCGGCAAGCTTTTCCACGCTCTGCCAGTCCGTTGAACCACATTTCAGCTTGTGAATATGGGTGTTGATCTCGTCGATGTCCATACTTGCCGCCCTCCTCCTTTATGCGTTGCGCAGAATGTCCGCCGCGCGTTTGTAAGCGTCTCGCTCTGCGCCGGTGGCGTCCTGCATCATGTCCTCGATGTCAGAGATCATGCGCTCACGGCCATCCGTGCGGGAGTAGTGACCGCGCACATAGTGACGGCCACGGTTGGCGTAGCTGTTTCCCCGGTTGTAACCGTTTCCGGCATCGTGGCCGAAAGTCCCGCGCATGTCAGCTTCCCACTCGCCTGTTCGGCTGTACTCTCCGCCCTCGCAGTAGTCCGCAATGCGGTGGATGTCCAGAATGATGTCCACGATCTCGCCGATCATCTCAACATCGCCAGGGGACCGGTTCTTTTTGTCGGTCAGCTCCATGAGCTCGTCGCACATCTCATCCTTCAGATGATTCAGTTTATCCAGCATGACTTTATCTCCTTTCTTATGCTACCCGCTCAACGATCAGGTTGCTGTTTGCAATGTTGACCGCCTGCGTGCCGGTGTTTTTAACCGCCACGGTCAAGCAGCAGCCTCGCGGCACCTCGATGAACGCAGCAACGAAAACGTTGAAGTAGTTTTCGACTGCAGCAGGTGTGACAATGGCGGTCGCGCTATTGAGTGCCTCACCGCCGACAGCCAGCGCCACGGAAACGGGCCCCACGGTGCCGCCGGTGGGAATGGCGATATTTCCGCCAAAGCTCACCTTGAAGCGGGCCCGGCACTGCCCGCTTGTTAGGCCGCGCAGCGTCACAAGGCCGCTGCCAGCACGGTGCACAATGCACGCAGGCGCTTTCGCCGCAGTCTCGGTGAGGGGAAGGTTCTGCCCAACTGCCACAGTCTGGGTTGCGACAGATGTAAATTCAGCCATTTTATCGGCTCCTTTCATAATAAAAACGCCGGGACTACTGCCCCGGCGCTCTGGTTTGCAAAATCAGCTCAGGGGCTGAACATTTTGATATGGGCATTTCCATTTTGGAAACAACCACTCAAAAAGCTGTCGTGATTCGGTTATGCGCAGCTGCCGCAGCCGGTCCCACAGCCATAGTAAATGGCGTTGGGGTTGGGCACCTGATACGCAGGCACGGGAGCTTTCTGCTGCAGAGTCCCGATGATCTGGTTGGTCTGCGCGTTCATCGCGGTGGTCAGGAACGCGCTCTGGCGATCCTGAGAAGCAGCCCGGCGCAGCTCGTTGTTCTCGCTCTGCAGGGTGGCGATCTTATCATTGGTCAGGAAGTCGAGCACCGCGCGGGTGTTGCTGTTCTGGTTCTCGATGATGTCCCGGGTGTTGTTGTTCATGGTGTTCTGCGTTGCACAGAAGCCCTGCTGCATCTGGTTCCGGGTGTCGCACTCCTGAGTGGCCAGATTGTAGTTGACGCCCTGGATTGCGGTCTGGGTCTTGCAGCAGCAGTCTGCCAGCTGTGTAGCCAGAGCATTCTGACCCTGCATCAGCGCAACGTTGGTGCTGTTGAAGCCCTGCTGCATGGCGTTGGTGACACCGTTCAGGCCCTGCTGCACGCCGTTGAAGCCCTGAAGCATCCCGGTGTTCATGGCATAGAAGCCATCACACAGGCCGCTTTCCAGCCCGTTCAGCTTGTTCATGACGCTCTGGTTGTCGAAGCCGCGCTGCAGGTCTGCCTGTGTGACAGCGCTGGTCATATAAGGCGAAGCGCCGCCCATGCCGCCGCCCCAGCCAAAGCCGCCCATGCCGCCCCAGCCGAACATGCCGAAAATCAGGAAGAGGACGATCCAACCCATCCAGTCGCCGCCCCAGCCGTTGAAGCCGTTGCTGTAACCGTTGGCGGGCTGTACCGGCATGGTCAGAACCGTGCTATCAGAAGAAAGAGACATAGTTTTACTCCTTTACGTTAGATTTTGAAATTTATTCTAAATGCGGCCGCATTTTAGAATCCAAACATATTTTTCATGCCGTTGAGCATCGGCGCGATCTGCTGTGCCCGCTGCTGAATGGCGTTGAGCTGCTGTTGTGAAAGCTGCCCGGAGGTGAGCATCTGGTTTATCATCTCCTGCGGGTTCTTTCCCTGCATCTGGCCCATAAACTGCTGGAACTGCCCGCCAATGGGGTTCTGGGTCTGTCGGCCCATCGAGTTGTACAAGCTGCTGCTCATCGTTTAGCTCTCCTTTTCCGGCTCTGGTGCTTCCTGCTTCTCCAACGCCGCCAGCTTTGCCGCCAGCGCGTCGAACTCCTTGCGGGTGACATACTCCCCGCCTGCGGCTTGCGTGGCAGCGATCGACGCTTTGGGGCCGCTGGTGCGTTCTTTGTAGTCGTAGATGCGGAGAGGGAACGGCCTGCCGTCCTGTCCCACTTCTTTGATGTAAAAGGTATCGGAATCGGCATCCAGTAAAAGCACCCGGCTCCCGTTGGCGACCAGATAGCCCCGAGCTGCCGCTTCACCCTGTACCCAGATAAAACCGCTGTCAGCCGGTGCGGCCTGCCCCTGCATTGTCGGCATCATGACGGGCTGGGGCTGGTACTGTGCTGCCCTGAGCTGTTCAAGCTGCCCCTGCGGCTGTTGCGGGTAATACACTTGTGGGTATCCGTTATAGATCGGCATTGCTTAGTCCTCCTTGTACCAGTAGTATATCGGGCATTCTGCGCCGCTGTCCCAGCTGTCTAGCCAGTCGCCGTTGACCACGGCCAGAACGTGGCCGGAGCAGCCCAGTACATACACGCCGTTCGGGTACTCCCGGGCAAAATCTGCCACCGTGTAACAGGTGGTGCAGTCCGCCTCGACAAGGCGACGCTTGAATCCGTGCTTTTGGAGGTATGCGCCCCATGTGCGGTTGGCGCTGGGCATATCGCCGAGAGCAAATCCGGTCAGCGCCAATCCAATGTAGACCTGCTCCCAGCTCTGCCCTGTGGCAGCCGCTACAGCACGCACGGCGCAATCCCCGACGCTGCCCCCGTTGGGGTTGGGGCTGAACTTGATCCACACTGGCGCTTGCCTCCTTTGCGCCCAGTGTAGCAGAGCCGCCCGGCGGGAGAGGCAACGAGCGACCAACGAAGGACAAAAATGCTCTATTTTGCCAAAAGAAAAAAAGTGCTCATTGAGCGCAAATTTTTACAAAAAGGCTTGACTTTTGCGCTCAATGAGCGTATAATAAAGACAGTGAAAGACACCAACACACAACAACATGGAGGTAAAAAATATGAAGATCCTTAACGCTGAAGAGTTCGCCGCAAAGGTCATGGAGAACGGCACCGAGGTGGAGCCTGACGAATACAAGACCATGGACTGGCAGCAGTGGGAGCCAGACGAAACCGTCTGGACGATTTACGCCCACATCGGCTGCGATGGTGAGGTTTTGCACTGCCGTGATCACGCAACGGATACGTTTACAGCAGACATGCACTTGACCAATGAGCAGTCCGAAGCGCTCATGAGCGGCGAACTGGACGACATGGAGAAGGACGTCATCATCAGCGACATCTACCCCCAGTACGTCGAGACGCTCAAAGAGAACGAAGAGTGGATTGACCTGTAAATAAAAAAATCCCCTGCCGGATGCTCGCAACATCTGGCAGGGGATTTTGTGAAAGACGTACCATGGAGGTACACGAACATATTATCACCCAAAAGAAAGGAAGTCAACTATGTACAGCAATGCAGAACTTTTTGGCATGGCTGCCAAGCAGCCGAAGGAAATCTTTATCAATAACGTTACACTCAGCATCCCGGACGATGCCGAGGGGCATGTCGATCTGGACGCAGAGATCGCCCGCCTGTCCCATCTCTGGGACGTCTCCCGTATGAGCGTGCGGGAGATGGTGGTGGCATCCGGCATCAGCCAGACCGCCTTTGCAAAGGGTGCGGGCATCCCGCGCCGCACGGTGCAGGGGTGGTGTTTGGGCGAGCGCGACTGCCCGGAATACGTCCGCTTCCTGCTGGCCGAGCACTATGGGCTGATCTGAGGAGAATGTTATGGCAGATTTGACTGGAAAGCATTTTGGAAAGTGGACGGTACTTGCGCCGTCTGAAAAGCCGCACTACTACACATGCCAGTGTGAGTGCGGAGTGGTAAAAGACGTGTATGACAGCTCCCTGCGTCTTGGCAAAAGCCGCAGCTGTCTGTCTTGCGCGAATCGAGGGCAAAAGCCAGCCATGACGGAGACGGCTTTACGAAAGGCGAAGAAAAAAGAAGGACAGATTATTAACGGATGGAAAGTATTGGAAGTTTTGCCCGAAAAGAGGTCAGGTTGTTTTCTGTGCCGTGCTATTTGCCCGAAATGTGGGAAGGAAACCACCGTAAAGATCACAAGGCTTTCTCGAATCCAGCATTGCGCAGATTGCAACAGGGACATTGGAGAAAAAACCGGGGCAATTCACAGCACAGCTTACGCGGGTGGCTCTTCCCTTATGTCGATTCGCACAAGGGTTGGAGGCCATATCAATAAAAATTCCACTTCTGGCGCAAATGGCGTGTGTAAAGACAACCACGGCCGATGGCGTGCATATATCAACTTCCAACGCAAGCAATATCATCTCGGCAGCTATGACACAATCGAAGAAGCCGTTGCGGCCCGCAAAGAGGCCGAAGACCTGATCTACGCCCCGTACCTTAAAGAACATGAAGGATGGGAAGAAGAACTTTCCAGCAGGCTTGAGGAATTGAAGAAAAAGTAAAAAATCCCCCGATGCTCCAAACGGAACACCGGGGGTTTCTGCGTCTCCCACATGGTACGCACTGCAAGGAGGCGGGTGGGAGACTGTTCAGCGCCGAATCTGGCGACTGCTTTTTTAATTCTCCGTTGAGCACGGAGTTGGCTCTTGGATGCCCCGGCCTAATGCGCATCGTTGAGAGGCCGGTCGGGTTTCCTTGGATATATTATACCACAAATCGTGCAAAAAGAAAAGCGGCATACCCGAAAGCCTGCCGCTTTTGAATTGCCTGAGCAGAAGCCCAAAGCTAATTCGTTGCTCATGATTATTATATCACACATTCAGCATTTTTTCAATGCCTTTCAACCGGTAGCCTATCGCCGTCCGGCTGTAATGTGTCTGTGCTGCAATGTCCGGCAGCGGAAGCCGCTCAACGTACCGCAGTAAGGCTATCTTACGGTCTACCCTCCCAAGCGGTGCGCTTTTGATGGCGGCGATCATCCTCTGTCGGTCAAGCCTTTGCAGCGCAGCGGGCAGCACTACGCGAGCCGCCGCCACAGGCAGCACCGAGCCAGAAGGGCTGCGGCAGCTGTCCGGCGTTGCGCACCATATTGCCAAGCACGGCAAAATGGTGACGTTTTGTCACCAGTTTCGTGATGTCACGAAATTGTTCTTGTGCGGCGAACATCCAGGTGACGTCACCGAGATGGTGGTATGTAGTGCTTGCCATGATATCCTCCTTACAGTGTGATTTCCTCAGCGGTCGCCTTGTCCTCAGCGTCCAGCGCGTCGTAGTACGCTTGCGCCAGCTGCTCCACATCTGCGATGTCATCTGCGGTCAGCAGTCCGTTATCGTAGTGCATGTATGCTTTATCCAGCCAGAACGCAACATCGCGTCCTGCTGCAATTTCCCGCTTGATGGAGCGCAATGTCAGATCGTGTCTGGCTTTGGATTTAATTGCCATATGTACCTCCTTATGTGTTGGTCATTGATGCCACAGCATCCTCAAGGTCAGTAATTCGTTTGATGGGGTCAGCCCTGCCGGTCACCATCACGCTGTCTGCATCGGTCAGCACGGTGTTCACGCCGGGGAGGGCGGGGATAGGCTGCGCTCCTGTGGCGGTGATGGGGACGGGGCTGGCCAGCTTGTAGCATACGGTGAGAGGATGCTCTGATAAATACGCATTAACTCCCGCAACGTTGAAAGACGAAAGCCGCGTTTTTGAGATTTTGATATAAATCTGCGTCTGATTAGTATAAAATGATTCTTTATCTTCTACATAAGATACATATTCTCCGAGCCAGTTGCTAATAGCTGAGCCAGATTTTGCAGTGACAGACTTTTGCAACAACGTGGCTGCGCACCGCACCACAGAAGTAAGTTCGTCTATTGATGCAATTCTGCTTATAGTTTCCGTGCCCCACGTCTCCTGCCCATCTCCCGTCACAGCATCCACCGTCCCGCCGTAGATGGTGGAGGGCAGGGTCAGGGTGGCAGTTTGGCCGGTGTAAGGGGTGTAGGTGGTAGGTTCATCACCTGTATAGTACATCAATCTAAACTGTACATCTACAGATGTATTTGGTAATAGTGGAGATTGCAATACAATTGACTTATCCTTTTGAATGGGAGTTATGGCATTTATAACACCTTTCACGACAAACCATTTTGCCTTATACTCTTTGGTCAATATCACTTGGTTTGTAAATAAAATTCTGAAGGTAGCCCGTGGGTTGTCCTTATTCACTTTTGGTATACCAAATACCCTTATAAGTCCAGTATCATCGACAGTTACAGTAAGGCCATACGCTGCGCTAGGTGTTGCAGTTCTGCATTGTGCAACATCCAATAAATTTTCCCCGCACCGCTCGACCTTCACGCTATCCCGCCCGGAAATAGGCCGGATGTTGTCCGGACTTGGGTCACCGCTGCCCTCCTGCGTGGGCTCCCAGCTGGCAGTCACCCACAGCGGATAGCCTGACACAGGGTAGCACTGCACCGGGTTCCCGGCCTCCTCAATAGGCGGGCAGAGCATATCCACGATGTGCTTGCTGCTCCATGCGTCAAGCCCCACGGTGGTATCATCAATTTGTGTGCCATCTTTGCCGTCTGCACCTGCCGGGCCGACTGGGCCCTGTGGCCCCTGTGGTCCAGTGTCGCCGGTGTCTCCTTTCGGCCCCTGCGCACCCTGCGGGCCGCGCTCGCCCTGAATGCCACGCGGCCCCTGCTCGCCCTGCGGGCCGACGGGGCCAGTGTCGCCCTTGTCGCCTTTCTCGCCTTTGAAGTCACCAGCGGCAATGCCGTCCTTCAGCTCCTGTAAGCTGTCAGCGGCTTCCTGAGCGCTCTGGGCTGCATTGCCAGCACTGGTGGCTGCTTCACTGGCGGCGGTCTGGGCGGCTTTGGCAGATACCCCAGCCTGCTGCGCTGCCGTCTGTGCATCGGTCTTTGCTTGCTCTGCGGCGGCGGCGTCAGTGTGCACGGCATCCACCAGCTCCTGCCAGGCAGGTGTGCTAGGCTCCGGCTCTGTGCCGTCCTCCGTGCCGGAGTTGGCAGCCACACGGTAGCGCAGGTCTGCGCTTGTCACGGTGCGGGTGCCATCTGAGCCCTCAAAGGTGATGCAGCCATTGCCGGGCTGTGCGGTCACGCTGGCAGGCACGGCCACAGAGCCGTCTGTCACCAGTGAGGATGCCGGGTCTTTGCCGTCCGGGACGTGCCAGAAAGCCCGGATAGTCAGGCCTTCCCACTCACCGGTTGCATCGATGTGCAGGCGGTACACGCCCTGATTCTTGGTGTAGCCAAAGCGCACCAGCTGCTCATAGCCCGGCACTTTGACGACGCCATTGGATGCGAGAGATACGCTTAGCTCAATCATGGGTTACTCCTTGTTGATGGTAGGCTTCTTTTCTGCCAGTGCCTTCTTCATCAGGCTTACGGCCTTTTCAATCACCGCGTCAAGCACTTCATCCGTGATGATAGGCTTCAGCCATGCAGGGCAGGCCGCACGCAGCGCGTCAAAGACCTGCTTCTTTTTCTTTGCGCCCTGGCCGCTGCCCATGATGCTATCCTCGGCCTTGCACACGAGGTCATAGGCCAGATCTTTGACCAGCTGCTTATAGCCCATGCGGATAGCGCCGACAGCCAGAGCCACAAAGCCGACGATGATGAGAACAATTGCGACGGGGGCGGGGATAAAGTTAAGCATTGCTTCCATGATTTGTTACTCCTTTCAGTAGGTAGTTGTTGATATCGGATTTGCTTTTTTGCATACCTTCGCGGTTATTGCCGGATAGTTGCGCATCCAGAAGATTCTGCACGCCAACAAGGACAAGACGCATTTCTTCATCGATGCCGTCAAAGCGCGTCAAATCGCGTCTAAGGGCCGCGGCGTGCTGCGTGGAAACAGTTTCTACCGCAGCCAGTCGCTTTTCAATGGTGTCAATGCGCTTGTTCTGCGCATCGTCGGGGGCCTTTGCATTTTTGACGTACTTGTGGATGATGTCCAGCACCTTGTCGATGGTGATGACCGCAGCGCACAGACTGCCCAGGATGCCCAGCACCCACAGTAGAGCTTCTTTTTCGGTCATTTGCCCTCCCGGAGACGGGTCAGGCCCTTCTTGCAGATAATCTTCGGGTAGTTGCGTGTGGTCACATTGAGGTCAACGTGACCGGAAATGCCAGGTACGCTGCCCTTACTGGTGTGCTGGTGAGTGTTGTAGGCAAAGGTCACGGCAGGTGTCTTTCCCGTGTAGTCGGCCAGCCACACGTCGTAGGGGCTGAGGGCAGCACCGCCCATATACAGGCGCGTCTTAGCAAAGCTGGTGTAGGTATAGAGCTGGGCATAAAAACCCATGTCTTCCACCTTTTTCAGGGCGTAGGCTGTCAGGTCGGTCAACGCCTGCTTGCCAAGAACCCTGAATTTGTTGTCCTCCACGTCCACTGCTACAGGCATTTCCAGCGTCTTGCCACGCAGAGCGTCAGCCAGCAAGGAAAGTTCTGCATCGGCCATCGCCTCGCTGGTGGCGTAGGTATAGTAATACACGCCCACCGCCAGACCTGCCGCCTTTGCGTTGCGGTAGTTTGCTTCAAAGGTCGGGTCGATGTACAGGCCGTCTGCTCGCTTGGAGAGCCTGCGGTTTGTGCTGACGGTCTTGAGCATGACGCCCTGATAGCCAGCGGCCTTGACCTTCTTCCAGCCCTCCAGTGTAATGCTGCCCTGATACCGGCTTACGTCGATGTAGCGGTAGGGCGGTGCTCCCGTCCACTCGGTCACCTCAGTCACAGATGCCATTGTGTCCTCCTGTTCTACCTGTTCTTCCGCCAAAGCGGCAAAGAAACGGCTCAAAAAGTTAAAAAGTGCGGTCAAAAATGTGTTGTTTATTGCGATCACCCCCCAATGTCCAAGAGTAGGCATTAAGCGCCATGGACGGCCTCCTGCTGGGCCAGCAGCTGGGTCAGCTCCTTGTACTCGGCCTCGGTGATGCGTCCAATGGCGTAGAACACGTCCAGCTTGTCCGCAAGACCAGCGGTCTGTCCGCGCTCGATCAGGCGTTTACAGATACGATACAACATAGTTTTTACCTCCTTATGTGGTGGTGTCAGTGGTGGTGTCGTCGGTCAGCCCCAGCTCCAGCATGGCGACGCGGTACTCCTGATCTACCGCCAGGGCATCCGTGTCCGCCTGCGCGGCCTGCGTCTCGGTCAGCAGCTCTGCCAAGGTGGGGTAGTGGTAGCCGGTGAATACAACCGATACAGTATTCAGCGTATTGGTAAGGGTACATTCAAGACGTTTTTTGTCGGCCGAAAATAATACTGTGACCGTGAGACTTCCCACGCTAGAAATATGAGCTTCATATGCCATACCAGGGGTAAGATTAAAATCAGCTTCGTTTACGCGGAGGTTAACGTAATCTACACCGTCCTGAACGTTAATTGTCTCAGTTTTTCTCCTCCCAATCGTTGTTTTTCCGCTCCACACCAGCCGCGCCTCCGACTTGACCGCCACACTGGCCGCGATGGTGTCATACAGCGTCTTGCCGCTCAGGGTGCCGTCCGCAGCGATGTCCAGATAGTCGCCCACCTTCACGCCGCCCAGCTGGTCCGCCGTAGCAGGCGGCAGGGTGTACGGCGTGCCGAACTTGGCGTCGGCCTGGGCTTTGGTATACCTCTGAGCCAGGGCGTCGCCGGTCGCCTTTGCGTCAGCCGGTGCACCAGATACGGTCAGGGTCGTGTCAGTGGACACGATAACCTTTGCGTCGGCGGCACTCTTTGCAGCTGCTTCCTCGCTGACCTTTGCGGCAGATGCACTAGACGCGGCAGCAGTTTCACTGGCCGCTGCTTCTTCGGCACTGGAAGCAGATTCCTCGGCTTTCGATGTCGAAATACCTGCCTGCTCTTGCGCTGCGCTTATGGCGCTTGCAGTGGCGTCTTTGACTGTCTTGGCTGCTGCTGCGGCCTGTGCTGTGGCAGTTGCCGCCGCGTTTGTGGCTGTTTCCGCACTCTGAACAGCTTCTTCCTGCCGCGCGATAACAGCTTCGCCATACTGCTTCACATACTCAAAGCCCTGTGCAAGGGCTTCCCGTACTTCCACGCCGCGTTCTGCATTGCGGACTTCGGAAATTGCTTCGTCAAATGTCTTATCCAATTTATCACCCCTTTGCGGATGCATAGCCCTTCAGCGAGCGGCTCAGGTCATAGGCGTCACTGGCTTTTCGTGCGCTCAGGGCCTGCAAGTCGCTGACGCTGGAGAAATCAATGCCCAGCGTGAATTCTTTTTTGTCCGGCGCGTCCAAAGGCTCCACAAGCTTAGAGCACAAAAGCCAGGTGTTCACCCCGTGCGGGTTGGAGTAGATGTGTGTCATCTTGCCAAAGCCAAGGCGGGCGATATCCACGCCGGCATCCTTGAGGTCCACAGCCTTTACCGTGATTCCGTCAAGGTAACGCAAGTTTTTGGACAGCTCCGCGTTTGCGGCATCCAGAAGCGACTGCGTTGTGTTTTCGGTTCCGTCCTGCACAATGACCCGCGCGATGATGCCAAACAGCTTTTGCGCGGTGGCGTCGTTAGCGGTTGCCGTGATGGTGTTGGTTTTCTCCCACAAAAACCAGCCGGATTTCTTTTTTCCGACGGCAATGACGCGGGTGACAATATCCTCTGCTTTGACGTAGCTGCTCAGGTCGAGCAGGTTTGTGCCGAATGCGATGGGCTGCCCGTTTTTCTCCTGCACTTCCCGGACGTAGTCCAGATACCGGGCCCCGTTTTCGTGCCGGACGATCAGATAACCGCCGTATACATCCACAAGCTCATTTTGGATGACATCCCATGTAACGCCAAAATTTCGTCCATCGCCAAAGGTGTACCGTGGCGCAGAATCGTAACGGACCACGGAAGAATCCGGCAGGGCTGCACCGTTGAACAAGACGGCATAGCCGTCTCCCTGCTTTTCGATTTTCCAATTTTTCGAGACCGTGTCTTTGAGATCGTATTCCGTCTCAGGCGGAAGGGATTTTGAGTGCGTGGCGCATGTGATATCCGGCGTAACCGTTCTTTGCGTAGCTTCGTGCGTCTGGCCATCTCCGTCCAAGGGCAGGGCCACATTTACGCTCACGGAAAACAGGCCGTTTCCTGTGCGCCAGATATACCCGTTTATGGAAGAATCTGCATGCTTTTCATTCAGCGTCCAGCTGTACGCGGATGGATCCGGGGCCGTGTCATCATCCGAGTAGCCGACTTCATATTGGCTTACAAGCTGTACGCCGGACGAGGTATAAAGTCCATATTCATACCTGTAATCGCCGTCACTATCCGGAGTACCCGCCATGTAATCCAGCTTCATCACGCAGTTATGCAGCTCTGGCACCACCACGCTGGTGCTCGGAAAGCCAACATTTCCGCAGGTAAACGCCTTGTATGCGTCCACCATGCCGGTATGGTTTTCCAGCAGAAACGCAAGAAACTGCTTGATTGTCACGTCTTTGGCTGTATATGGCGCAACGGAGCTGTCGTTGAGGTAGGCCAGCTCTCCCTCGCAAAAGACTTTTTGACGCAGCATAAAATCCTGCTCATGGCTCATGGGCCTGCCCTCCCAGATGCGCACACCGTCTTGTTCTACGGACACGGTCGTGCGCATTTTTTGCAAAGCTGAGTGGGCCACATTGCCAAGCGGCAGGGTGAATTCCAAGCTGCCGGCCTTGCTCACCTCCCGTGTCAGAGTTGGACTGATGAGCTTTTTTGTGTCCGTGTAGTCCGTTGGGTCGTAAATGCAGGTCTTTGTCTTCCACACGTCAACGCCGGTCTGGACGCCCGCATAAACTTTATAGCTCATAAGCTGCCCCCCAGATATCGGATGCTGATACTGCAATCTGCAGACGCCGCAAAGATGAGAGTACCTACAACGCCATCCGGCATATGCAAGCCCTCAATGTACTGCCACTCTGTAGACTTTGCAAGGATGCCAACCTCAAGGCCATTGAGAGACACCGCAATGTCCGCAGCGTCCTCGCTGCGCTTGAAGTAGATGCCAGCCGCTCTTGGTGCACCGGTGATGGTTACGGTGATGTCCTTGTTGGCTTTGAGCTGGATATTCGTATAATTGCGGATAATCGCCGTATCAAATACAAGGTCATCCCACAGCCAGTCATCAGAGCCGTCGTATACACTGCGCTTGAAGGGGCTGCAGGTGCCTGTGATGGTGAACGCACTGGAAAGCCGGTCGCGCGTCATGGACACGCTCCACAAGCCCTCCCAGTAGAAAGATGGGTCATTGTCGAACTTACATTGAAGCCATTTGCCATGGATGGCGTTTGCGATCCGGCTGTAAAGGGTCGGCCAGGTTTTTTTGGGCGCCCTGCACAGCAGCTCCATGGTAATGGTGCGCTTTTTGTAGTGTGGCCTGCCGTCCAAAGAACTGGTCAGGTTGAGCAGCGTATCAGAGCCTGGCACCTGTACCAGGTACTCGTCCACCTCCGCGCTGCTGATCTTCGGGCTGCCCACTTTGAGGTACAGACCCCAGTCCGTGAGGGTATGATAATCGCCGATTTTTGCGCCTTGCAATTTTGCCATTACACACCCCTCGCTTTCCTCGTCACGGTCACACCGATGCGCGCGTCAACATTTTGTGCCATTCTGGGCGAAATGACGCCCACCAGCTCGCCGGAATCCATGACCACCTGACCGGTGCCAATGGCAGGCAAATGCTCGTCCAGAAGCTCCTCGATGCGCTCCAGAATGCTGGTCTGCTTGTCTGCGTGGCTGCTCTGTCCAATCACGCGGTACTGCATCGCAGACCGCGTAGAAAACTCGTTCAGGCTGTCGTACACGCCCACATCGTCAAACGGGCTCTTGTAATTATTGACCGGGTCTTTGCTCTTTTTGTTTTTGGCCCACAGCGCAAGCCCGATGCCGCCAGCTGCAGCGCCCGCAGCGCCAACGCCCAGGATCAGGGCAAGGACGGGGTTCGCTGCCACAAAGGACACGATGCCGCCCAGTGCAGAGGTGATGCCGCCTGCCATGCCGGAAAAGCTCTGGACGATGCCGCCTAGTGCTCCGCCCACGCCGCCGGAGCTTGCAAGGCCCTGCACGATCTTAGAGAACGCCTTTACAGACGTAGTAGCACCATCCACTCCGGCAGTAATGCCGTTTGTGAAGATGCTCTGGATAGACCCCAGCGCCTTGCCGATGCCACCGCTGAAGTAGCCCTCATTGACTGCGGTCAGCGCGTCCGCAAGCCACTTAGAGATCACGTCACGCTGTCCCTGCGACACTTCTCCCCAGATTAGATTGACAAAATCTAGCCCAAGACTTGCCCAGTCGCCGTTTTTGGCGTCTTTGAAGGTGTTCTTTACCAGCCCGAAAATGCCTTTATCCAACTGGCCTGAAGCCTCGCTCAGCTGCTGGTCAATGCGGCTCTGGGTACCCTTTACGCTCTTGTCGATAAGAGCAGAGGTCTCGTTCACCTTATCTTCGATTCCGTCGATGTAGGTGATGATCTTCTCGTAGGTCTCCGCGCCGTTCTTTCCGATGCGCTGGCCGGTCTCTGTGACAGTCTTCTTGATATGCTCGCTGCCGTCGGCGTATTTTTCTGTAGCTTCCTGGATTTTGGTCGTGATGCCGTCAAAGGTCGTTTCTGCAACCTTGGTCAGGGTGCCGGTCAGGGTCTTGGACATATCGGCGTAGACCTTCTTGGTCGTGGTGCTTATCTTGCCGTTCGCGTCCGTGACTTTCTTGGTCACAAGCGTATAGGTAGTAGCAACGCCGTTGACCATCTCTTTGCCGGTCTCGGTGGTGGTCTCTGTAACGCGGTCTTTGATGTTGCCCGCTGCGTCCTTTACCTTCTCCTGCAAGGTCTCAACGCTTGTAGTCACGGCGCCAAGCGCGTTCTGTGCGGTGGTGGTTGCAGTATGCGACACGGACGCAATGACGGTTTCGGTCTTGGATTTTGTGCCGGCGCTCTTGCCGGAGGAACTGGAAGGACTTGTAACGATGGAGCTGCCGCCGCTCGCGGCCGCTGCTTCTGCTTGTCGCTCAGACCAGCTTTTGTTGCTTACGCTTTTGCCGGAAAGAGCGTTCTGCCGCAGCCGGTTCCTGTTGCTTTGCTTTTGCTGGTCTGACTTGTAGTCCTCGTAGCTGTCGTACCCCGCATAAGCATTTTTGCCCAGTGCCTTGTTCAGATAGTAGCTTGCCTTATCCAGTGCACTAACAGCCGCGCTGCCAAGCTGCCCAAACTTTTTGATGATGGCACTGATGGGATTATCCAGTTCAAGGATTGCGTTTCCGAGACCTTTCCAGCCGTCGGTTTTGTAGGCTTCTTGTGCCTTGACCACAAGATCGTTGAGATTGGAGATCACCACGCCGACGCCGCTGGACAAATCGCCTGTCAGCAATCCCGCCAGCTGCTTTACATTGTCCTGCAGGGTAGACACGCGGCCATTCATGGTCTGACTTTGGGTGTCCATGCTGCCGTAGTAGCGTCCGCCTTCTTCCGACGCAGCCTGTAAGGCCTGGGTCAGAAGATCGTAGCTGATGGTCATGTTCTGCACTTCAGCAGTGGACTTGCCTGTGTAGTCGGCCAGAATGCCGTATACGTCGATGCCGGCATAAGCAAACTGCTTGATATCGGCAGTTGTAGCCTTGCCGGTGTTGGCGATCTGCTGCAGGTTCTGCGCCATGCGGTTCAGCTCGTCGTTGCCTCCGCCGGTCGCAGAGACCGCGTCGCCCAGTGCCATGATGGTACTGCGGGAATAGGAAGCGTTCTCGCCTGCAGAGATCAAGTATTGGTTTGCCTTTGTCAGGGACTCGACATCAAACGGGGTTTTTGCCGCATCTTCCTGGATCTGGCTCATGACCTGCTGTGCGGCTTCCGCGCTGCCCAGCATATTGGTAAAGCCGGTGGTGTACTTTTCTATCTGGGCGTTATAAGAAATGCCCATCTCGACAAAGCCCTTTGCAAGGCCTACCGCTTTTGTCCCAAGCGAGGTAAGCATATTTGCAAGGACAGTCGCTTTTGCGCTGGCTGCTGCAAACTGGTTTGCCATGCCTGAAACGCCGCTCCCGGCGGTGTTTGCGCTACGGTTCAGCGAGTTTGCGGCGCTTTGCGTCTCTTTTCTGGCCTGCTCGATGCCCTGCTCATACTCGGAGGTATCAAGCCCCAAAGTGGCCATCAAATTAAAAATGTTCAGATTCCACCACCTCCGTTCTGCTCTGCGGCTTTTTTACTGTCTGCAAGGGTCTTTTCCCAGCACGCCTGCGCTTCCTCCAGCGTAGTCTCGTGCCTGCGCTCAGATAGTGGCTTGTCGTACTCTGCCATGATCTCGCTGAAGGGCTTCTCCACCGGCTGACCAAGAGATACAGCACAAAGATAAAGCATATCAGCCGTGTACAGCTGGTATGCTCTTGTGCGCTGCTGTTCCCGCATCTCGCTGATGACGAACCATACGAAATACTTTAAGCCGTATGCTCGGAGATGCTGGAGGTCGGCTCGGCAGACGTAGTGCCAAAACTCAGGCCGTTCAAGTCTGCCAGCGAGGACAAAAAATCCTGCACGTCTTTCTGCATCACGGACTTTGTAAGTGCAGTAAACGCCTTGGGCAGGGTGTCTTTTTCGCCCTCTTCCAGCGTGTACAGCTGGTGCAGGGCGTTCACGGTGCGCTCAGGGTCAAGTTTCATCAGAGGCTTGACAAAGTCCAGCGCGGCAAGCGCAAACTCGCGCGGTGTCAGCTTTTTCTTTTCACCGGGCTGCGGCTCTGCGCCCAGCATCTTCAGGGCGTTCGCAACAATGGTCTCCCGGGCTGCCTTGGTCTCCGGGTTATTTACGTTGTCCTTTGCGTCCATGACCATGCGTGTGATTCCGTCCACTGCATCATACAGCTTGGGCAGCGCTTCCACGGGGTCAAGATTGATGGTAAGGATCATTTATTCTGCCTCCTTGACGTAGAACTCCATAGGCACCTTGCTGGTGTCGGTCATGTCGTAGTGACCCTTCAAGCTCAGGCTGATGTTTCCCTTTCCGTCCTTGGTGGTTTTCAGCTCGATGCCGCCATCGCTCACAGCCTTCATCAGCTTAACCGCGGCATAACCGCCGCCGATCAGGTTGCCATGCCACCAGATGTCCTGGAAGTCCTCGTCCTTGTAGTCTTCGCGCACGGTGATCTTGTTGGTTTCAACGTCCGCAGCGCCCAGCTCCAGCTTGATGGTGTCGGCGCTCACGGTCATGCAGGTGGTGGACATACCGCAATCCCAGCTGGTGATGTGCTTGAGCTGGTAGGTGTTCTCGGGCACTTCGTCCAGATCCTCGCCCAGATCAATGGTGTTGGGCTTGCAGGAAATGGTGATGCCGCCGGAGGTCAGGCAGATAAGATCTTCTGCAGCAATGGGGGTTGTACCCGCCGGGTCAAACTTTTTGAGCAGCGCACCCGCCTGAAACTGAAGTTTTTTGAAAGCATCTGCCGAAATGGCGTGATACATTTTGTTCATGCGTTATCCTTTCTCACACCACAAAGGATGTGACGTCAAAAGTAAGGTATGTGCACAGGTATTTTTCCGGTGGGTTGTCCATAGACTGCGCCCACGGGTTGCCTGCGCATAAAAGGATCGCGCCGCCCTCGCACTCGATGGTAAGCCCATCGCCAAGGGCAGCGCGGATCTCGTCTGTTTTGCGGATGATGGGCAGCTTTCCGCCGTCCACCGAATACCAAAGCCGCGCGTGGAAGGTGCTGCTCTCGTCAAATCCTTTGGGAATGACCGGCAGCACTGTGATATAGGGCAAGGAAGCGCCCTGCGGCACAAAATCCTCCGGGTACACAGGAATATCAAACAGCAAAAAAAAGCTGTTCAGCGCCGTTGTAATGGCTTCTGCTGTGCCCATCAGGTCAACACCGCCTTTTTGCACTGGACAACTGCAAGGTTCATCCCGCTTTCCGCCGGAGACAGCTTGTCTGCGCTGGCAGATGTGACCTCGAATACCTGCGCGTCCTCCAACCGCTTGATGCGGTCGAAGGGGGAGAGTTGAACGCTCTTGTCAACGTAGATCGAATAGGTGGAAGCGGTGCCCTGCTGCTCGGCCTGCTGTGCCTCAATGGTGGTGTCGTGGCGTTCTACGCCCTCGAATTCCAGCCCCGGAACCCATGTGGTGGTGGAGCCGAACAGCCCATCAGAAACGAGCTTTTTTTCCAGAAAGCAGAATTTCCGGCTGAAACCGTCCATGACGGTGTTCCGGACAAAGTCGTTGACTGCCATTACAGTTTCCTCCATTGGTTGATCTCCTTGCGGTACCGGGTCAGACCATCCGCAGGGAGTCCGTCGGATCCGGTCGCCATGGACCCGGACCACCCATTGAACGACTGCGACACATACATACCGCCGGATGGGAGTCTTGCGTCGTAGTCGGTGATCTTCCGGGACAGCTCCACAAAATCAGGCGGCACGCGCATAGGCTGCACCGTCCCGGTAAAGGTCTCGGCAGTCAGATCGCCGTCCCCGGCCTTGTGCACGCCGTCATTGAAGATGGATCCGCACACGAGGTAATACTGTCCCGGCACTACCCCGGCGGGCACGGTGTCCGGCTCAAAGGCAAACTCCCCGGCAACGGGGTCGTCCGCCCGGTCAAAAAAATTGTGCGTGTAAACGCACAGTTCAGGGACGGTCATACAAAGTCACCTCCGAATTTTTAGCCCAGAGAAAGCATCTGGCCGATACGGATGTTCTCCAGCTTCATGCGGCGTTCCCAGTTTGCTTTTGCAGACAGCTCTGCATCCGTAGGAGACGCACCGCTGACGTTATCCACTTTGAAACTCATACCATTGGGGTGAATGACGCGGCCCTCCTTGGTGTACAGCTTCTGGATGCCAGCCTTATCTTCCGGGTCATAGTCGGTGTAGTAAGGATTCTCATAGTTGTTCTTACGGCAGCCGATGAAGGAACCCTCGCCGATGAGATAGGTCTTGTAAGCATCGACCTGACCGCTGCCGCCGGTAACCTTGGTCGTGGTGTAAGTGTCGTTGCGGATAACGACCATGCCGCCGATGCGGGCCAGA